GGGGGTGCTGGATGATGCGGAGCTGGACCTGAGCACCTGGATTCTGGAGCAGCTCGGGCAGGCGGTGGCCTACCGGCTGGACTGGGCCTGCTTCGCCGCGGACGGCACGAACGACACGACCGATGGCGCCTACACGGGCATTGCGGTGGGCGGCACGGCGGCGACGGCGGCGTCGGCGACGCAGATTGCGGACCTGGAGCTGGACGACTTCATCCGGTGTCTGACGACTGTGGATGCCGGCGTGCTGACGCGGCCGGCGAAGTGGTGGATTCATCCGCAGATCCTGGCCAAGATGGTCGGGATCAAGGACAGCAACGGGCGGCCGATCTTCCAGAACGCGCTGGAGGCGCCGGCGCCGGGTGCGATCGGCAGCATCCTGGGCTACCCGGTCATTCCGACGGGCGCCATGCCGAGCGACGACGCGACGGGCAAGGTGGTGGCGGTGTTTGGGGATCCGCAGGGCTGCGCGGTGGGCGTGCGGCGGCAGTTCGACTTCGCGCGGAGCACGGACTTCCAGTTCGACTATCACCGCGAGGCGTTCAAGGCGGTGGTGCGGGCCGGTGTGGTGATCAAGAGCGCGACGAGTTTCGCGAAGCTGACGCTGGCGTAAGCCGCGAGTGAATGACAAACAAAAGGAAGCGAGATATGAAACAGACGAAAATGATGGCGGCGCTGCTGGGGTTGGCGCTGGCGTGGAGCGCCGGGGCGCAGCAGTATCGTTGGGTGTCGGTGGGGTGCACGAACAATGTGCCGAACAACAGCACCACGACGGAGAACCTGGGCAGCGTGATCAACTGCACGCGCTACAATGAGGTGGCCCTGGACTTGAGCTTCAAGCTCACAGGCGCGGGCACGACAGCCTGCACGTTCAAGTTCCTGCGGAGTGTGGACGGAACAAACTACAACGCAGTAGCGCCGATTGAGATTGCGATTGCGCCGAGCGGGACGACCGAAGTGCGCACGAATCTCAATGTGACGATGGGCGCGATCGGGTACCTGAAGCTGGGGTCAATCACCGCGGCGACCAACGGCCAGGCGATGACCAACATCGTGGTCGGGTATGCCTTCAAGCCGAACCGGCGCGAGTAGCGTGGACGGTACGGCGGTGGCTCGCGATGAAATCGCCTGAACAATCCGGGCGCCCCGAGGAGCGGGGCGTCCGGGTCCTGCCGCGGAACCGGATCATGCGGCGGGAGCTGGTGCGGGACCGGCGGTTGAGCAAGCGGGAGCTGCGGGAGATGATCGAGCAGGAAGCCTGGCGGACGGATTGGCCGCAGCACGACTGAGCCATGCACTGTGGACTGAGCAATCTGGATGACCTGAAGCGGGAGCTGCTGCCGAGCGGGCTGCGGAGCGGGCGGACGTTCGACGAGACGATCATCGCGCTGGGCCAGGGGATGGCGGGGATTTTCGATACTGAAACGAATCGCCTGCTGGCGCGGCAGGTGGACGCGACGGCGAGTTGGAGCGCCGATCGGGACCATGTGTATGTGCCGCGGTATCCGATTGAGAGTGTGAGCCGGGTGGAGGTGAGCGAGGACGGTTCGACCTGGGAGACGGTGAGCGGCGAGCCTGTGCTGTGGGATGCGACGACGGGGCTGGTGCGATTTGGCGGGACGGTGGGCGGGTATGATGAGCGGGTGCGGGTGACGTGGACGGGGGGCTATTGGTTTTCGACGGTGGAGCCGGATGAGGAGGGGTATCCGGAGACGGCGCCAGACGGGGCGACGGCGCTGCCGGCGGCGCTGCGGTACGCGTTTTTTGTGGCATGCCGGGCGGCGTGGCAAGCGCTGGACAAGACGGGTGCAGACGTGTTGCGGACGGGGAGCAGCAGCCAGTTTGTGACGGGGTCGTTGAGCGGTCTGGAGCTGCCGCCGCTGGTGCGGGTGACGTTGCAGGCGTATCGGCGTTACGTGCTGAGCTGAGATGCAGGCACACGAAGTCATCCAACGATTGCCGACGGAGCTGGCGAGCCGGCTGGAGTCGGATGAATATTTTGTTGACATTCCGGTGGTGGTGGCGGGTCGTGGGAATCTGGCGCAGCAATTGGAGCGGAAGACGGCGGCGGTGACGGCGAAGACGGGGAAGCGGGGTGTGGCGGTGATCGTGCTGCCACTGGTGGGCGAGGACAATCATCCGAACCTGCCGTTTGGGCCGCTGATGTTGCGGCCGAGT